ACCAATACCTGCAAAGTTTTTACGAATGTTTCCATTGTAAGAAGTTTTGATCCAAGTGCCACCAAGTGACTCCATAAATGATTGACCTTCATCTAATGCATTGTTGTCACCAACTAATACACGAATGACGATGTTGTCTTGATCTATTTCAGCCCAATGACTCATGCTGCATACCTCACAATTACTAATCCTGAACCACCAGCACCACCAGTATTTGAGTTCTGTGAAGAACCACCGCCACCTGATCCTGTATTAGCAGTTGCATCAGTTGAAACGCCAGCGTTAGAACCACCGCCAGAACCGCCAGTACCATTGATAAGAGCACCGAACATTCCGCCGCCGCCGCCGCCAGCAATAAATCCTGATACACCTAAACCAGTTAAAGTTAAAACTGTTGAAAGAGAACCCCAGTTAGTAACTGTGCTAACGCCTGCTCCACCGTTACCACCTGCGCCAGATGTTGAGTTAGCACCAACAGCTCCCATACCACCGCCGCCGCCAGCAGTTACTGTCGGACCACCTGTACCACCTGCAAAACCTTGTGAACCTGTACCGCCTGCATAAGTAACACCTGAACCAACACCACCGCCGCCACCTGAACCGCCGTTTGCGCCAGCTGTGTTATTAGGTGCACCACCACCACCGCCAGTAGCAGTAGTCAAAGAACCAAATACTGAGTTGCTTCCATTTGTTCCAAAGGAACTCACAGCTCCTTTAGCGCCACCAGCGCCAACAGTTACAGTATAAGAATTGACTGCTAAAGATTGTGAAGCAAAACCAAGAGCGCCACCTGATCCACCGCCGCCGCCAGAACTTCCGCCACCACCTGCGCCACCGGCAACAACTAGAACATCACAGGTTAGAGGTAATCCAGTAACAGTTAATGTTCCTGATGCTGTAAATACGCGATAGTTGAATCCACCACTTGTATAAAGCGTACCCCCAGAAACATTTGTGCTAAGAGCACTATTTAATGAAGTTACAAGGTTGCCTATCATTATGCAATCGCACCTACGACATACCAAGCATCTGTGCCAGTTTTAATACAAGCTGCTGATTTGTATTGTCCAATAGTAGGAGCAGCAGCAGTTGCACCAGCAGATAGAATTGTTGTTGTTCCAGATGTAACTGCTGAGATTGTGCAAGTTCCTGCACCAATGTTGAGAACAGTAATAACTGTACCAATAGGAAATGCCACAGATGCGTTGGTTGGTATCTTAAACGCAATGGCAGTTGCTTTATTCATCAGCTGTAGGACTTGATACTGGTCATTAAGTACTGCTGTGTAATCTGCTGTGTTAGCTGTACCAACTGTGAAGGCAGTCAAGCCATTGTACATATTGGCTGTAAGCACATCACCTGTGGCTGCTGGAAAAGTTGGCATTATATCTCCTTAGTAACTTAAAACGCTAGTTCCTAGAATACCGTATAAAGACGATCCAATGATGAATCCATCGATGATTGGTTCTAGGGTGGTGAATTGGGTTTTCCAAGAATTAGGGGTGATGCTGTGGGCAACCCCAAAAACTTGCAATGTTTTGGTCAGGTCTGATGCCCCTGGTTGTGTGGTTGTAATGGTTACAGGATCAAAGAACTCTAAGTCTAAGGCAGCTGTAATTCCTGCATCGTAATTGTCTGTGTAAAGGTCAAGGGTAATAGCATCGCATCGAGTTGTGGTTTCTGCCCTAGATGCCACATAAGCCCGAGCATAATCAAGAGCTACTGCATCTGTTTCCATCAAAAGATTTTGTTGGTTATACGAGTGAATGAAGTATTTGTCGATAGATGGTTGATTGATGGCAGTCTGCGTTGTGCCGCCTGTGCGAGTAATCTGGGCTGAGTTATAGATAAGCACATCGTTAAGAAGCCAGACGGCATTGAAATAGGAAATGCCTGTGCCATTGTCATTAAACACAACTGGAGTGCCATTGACACTACTGGTTGTAAAGGCTCTATCTTGAAATACGAACGACCCAGAAGCATCTACATATAAAGAGCCATACTCTGAGAGTTCGACTGTCTGCATGGCTTCTAGGGCTGTTCTAGGGCTACCTGGATCAGCAAGCAACGATGTCTGTCCAGCATCGACATCACGCATGGATTCGGGCCAATCAATTTGATCAAGAATCTTATTTATTCGAGTACCAGATAACTGTCCCGCACCTGAATCGGTGACTGTTGCAATCTGAGCATTTTGAGCAAGTCTAAAAGCATCTACTGCTGTGATAGTTGTATAGACAACATCACCTGTGAACTTTGGAGTTGTTGTGGAATAGCCAGTAATAAAGCCTGAAAAAATTGGGTAAGTGACTGTGTTCCAAGTAGCAGTTATCTGAACTTTGCGCATTGGATTGAGTAAGCCAAAATAAGGGCTAGCCGTATTCTGTGGATTGAAGTCACCATTCTGATCCACAATGCGAAGGCTCAACTGACCTGTCTGGAATTGGTCTGCTTGAGCATTGCGCCCTCTAGTTGTACTAACTGAATCGACTTGATTAGATACATCAACAATAACGACTGAACCATCTGATAAAACATTTGTTCCAAAGATTCCTGAGCCAATAATAAAAGCCTGGGCAAAACTTGGACCTGTTGAGAAGTTAATTACAGCATTGACTACTGGTACTGCCACTAGATTGCTCCAGCGTAAGTAGTTGAACTTCCGTATCTATTAAGGTCTTGGATTGCTCCCTGAACAACTGCTGCAATTTGTTGATCGCCTATGCCTTGCGCATTGATAATGTAAGTAGGAGCAGAGTTACTTGCGTAACGAGCTTCATTTTGTCTAAAAGATTCCAATGGCGAAGATGGCATGGGAGTTGGTGCTTTGGCTAAAGGAGTTACTGTTGGACCTGTTTTTAATGAATCAATTTCAGATTGTTTAAAAGATGCTAGTCCTGCTGAATATGAGATTTGCAATGCGGCAGCCTGCATAGAAGCTGCTAACAAGAGTGCTTGTTTAGCCGCTTCATCTTCTGCTTTAATTTTGCCAGCAAGAGCTGTGTCATTATCGTGGATAGCAATGAGCGATTTAATCCGCATCTGGGTTTCTTGATCTGTTGCACTATTGAGTGCTGCAAATAACCCAATGCGTTCTACATCAAACTTCTTCTTTAATTCTTCCAAAGCCTGTTGATCTGCTGTCAAAACAATTTTTCTAGTTGTATTAGCATTGTCGATTTTTGCTAGTTCATTCTTAGACTTTTGTAATTTAAGCGCATCAGAGTTGGCTTTATCGATTGCTTTGCGTTGTCCAGGCGATTGAGCTGGTGTGCCTGCTGCTGTGGTTTTGCGATTGCGACCAAACATAGAAAGTAGGGCTAATGCACCAGTAGGCGCTGTTAAGAAATCTGAAATAACACCTGCTCCAGGTATTTCTCTTAACTTGGATATCAGAACGCCTACGCCATAGATTGCATTACCAACCTGAGTTGCAAATCCTTCCATTGCAGTAGTAGCTCCGCCGATGCCATCTTTGCCTGCGATAAGTTGCATAGCGTCAAGTAGGTCTTTGCCGATAATCTCTTTAGCATTCTCAGAAGCAACTGTAAGCTTTGCTATTGATCCTGCATAGCCTTCCGCAGCAGCTAAAGCCTGACCAGAAAACTTTTTTGTAAGTTCTGCTGTAATTAAGTCTAAGTCACCGGATGCAAGTGTGGCTTTAGATAAACCTGCACCTAGACGGCTGAGAGCTGTGGTTTGACCACCATAAGCCTTTGCAAGTGCCAAAGACACAGCGCCTAAATCTCTGCCTGTACCTGCTGCAATATCGAGGGCTAGGGCTAAGCCATCTTGTGACTTCTTAACATTGCCTGTGGCTGTAAGTAAAGTTCTAAAGGCTGGGCGTAGTTGATCATCGAGAACGCCAGTAGCGCGCTGTAAGTCACCAATAAACTTTTCAACCTCGATGGCTGCAAATGCGTTGCCTGTGTTAGCCAAAGCCAATGTAAGAGATCGTGCAGCCTTCTCATCAGCTGCAAAAGCCTTGACTGATTGCTTACCGAATGACAGTAATTTGCCAGCCGCAAAAACTCCAAGTAATTGCTTACCTAACTTGGCAACGCTTTTCTCTAACTTCTGAGTTGTGGTTTCTGCCTGCTTAAACGCTTTATTGCCAGTAAACTCGGCGGCTATATCTATCTTTACATCAGCCATTAATATCCCACCGCCTTATTGAACTTATCCCGAGAAACTTCTATTGCCTTAATAATTGCTGCATTGGTCTTGCCTTGATCTTCTGCCCATGCACGATAAATGGCGCGACCTTTCATTTTACGAGAAGCGCGACCAGATTGACCTGCTACTCGTGTGTAAGCATTTTTAATCTCACCCTGCGCATTGAGGGCTTGAATAAATAAAGAACCTGCCTCTGGGTTATTGCTTTTGCCATAGTTCTTACCTGTGCTGGTTGAATAAACTGAGTTCATGCCAGGAATGTTGACTTCGCGTCTTTTAGCTTGTTCGCGACCGTTAGGGTTTAAGCGACCTGCTGTTTCATAAATAGCACCAGCTGCGGACTTGTTATTGATTTGAGCCAAAGAACGAAAGCCTTTGCGATTAGGACGTGAAGGTGTTGTCTTGTATCCAATGCCACGCTTTGCTTCACCGGCTGAATATCGTGGAAACTTTCCTGTAGATGCAGGCTTACCCCAGCCGCTAAGTGGAGCAGTACCAGGAATAAAGCCACGCGCTTTAGCGGTAATTGGTTTTAACAGCGTAGCCATTTCTTTCTGTGTTTCTTTGGCTAAGTCTGGAGTGAACTTACGCAATGCTTTACGAAGTGCGATGCCGCCCTTTACTTCTGTTGGCATTGGCTATCTCCTTCGCATCTTCCTCTAGAACTCTAATTAAGTTCCTTAGCATTACTTCATCAAGCTCTAATAATTGTTGTGGCGCGATCCCGAGTCTGACACTTAATTTAGCAATCAGATAGGTGATCGAGTCGCGCCCTAAGCCAAAGGGTCATCATCTAATACCTCAACCGAAGTTAAGGTCTCAATGAATTGCTCTCCGAATGGCTTAACAGTTTCACCCGAACGGCGGATACATTCCCAAGCTAGCCAAAAAATATCGCTTTGCTTCTGGTCTTCGATAAACGCTTTGTGAAAGCCCTTCTTAGCGTAAATCTCGAAGCCATACTGCACCAATGGAGTTATTGGGTATTCGCCAACTGATCCATCTGCCCTTGTTACTTTTAACTTTGCCATCCTGTGCCCCTTTGTTTAGTTGTTTAGAAAGTACCTGTTGTTGCTACTGCAATGGTTGAGTTTGCAGTAAATGTGATTGATTGTGTACCAATATCGCCAACAGCACCGTTGATGTCTGTTGTGTTATTGACTAACAATGAAACTGTGTAAAGTGGGTTTGTAG